GCCGACATGGGTCCTTTGGCGATGTTGCTGGAATGCCGTGCCTGAAAGGATTTCCGGCGATTGGCATAGGCTGTTGATTCCCCTGCTTTCTTGGGTGAACCTTTTACACCCTGCTGGCCGAATCGGATGGTTTTGATTTGGCTGCCGGATTTGGCTACAACAATGTGGGACTTTTTAGGATGGTCAGGTGTACGCTTCGGCTTGTTGTATCCGCTAACACCTGCACGTGCTAGACGTGAGTCACGCTTGGGGGTAGGTTTGGCTGGCATTGATGACCTCAATCTTTAGTATCCATCCCAACGGGATGTGGTTAATGTCGCCCACCGTTTTCGGTGAGTCACCCTCATACTCAAACACCGTACCCGCTGTAGTCAAATAGTTCTCTTGACAGTCAGGCCAGTACTTTCCGATAGTAACTGCTACAGCATCTTCGGGGCTGTATTCGTCTACTTCATGCCATCCGCTGTGCGGGGCGTAGGCATCACGCCACGTCACACGGATTTCAGTCCACGGCTTTAGGTGTTCGATATTCATACCTAATAGCCAAGATGTAACATATTCGGGGCTTCGCTTACGGCTCGCCCCGATGTATCCGCTAAACCTGGTTGAAACCGTCTCAGGGACGGTTTTCTGGCTACCCCCCCTATAGTCCCCCCCAAACGTAACCTAGGAATCATTCTCATTTATCTAGCACATTTATGTGCGTCCAGGTAACGAAGTTGCCTATAGGGTTATGAAAGAAGAGTTGGTTTTAACGCAGCCACAGCAGGAGTATTTGGATTGGTTGTGTACGGCACCGTCTGAGCGTGTGCCGCCGTCTAAGAACAAGATGGCCGAGCATTTAAAGGTTGATGTTAAGACTTTACGCCGGTGGGAGAAGAAGCCTAATTTCCGTCAGCAGTGGCAAGACAGGGTTGATGATATCCAGGGTTCTCCTGAGCGTACACAGGCTGTTCTTGATATGCTTTATAACAAGGCTACTCAGGATAATGATGTCAAGTCTGCTCAACTGTACTTGCAGGCCACTAACCGTATGGCTCCGCCTACGGTGGAGGTTAAGTCTGACCGTAAGTTAACTGAGTTGTCTGATGCTGAGTTGGATGCTTTGATTGCTAGTGTGGCTTCTCGGGAGAAGGAGACCCGTACTTTAAAGGTGGTCTGATGGACCTGATTGAATGTAAGCGGTGTGGGGAGGAATATCCCGAGGAGTGGGATGAATGCCCGTTTTGTGCTGCTGAACGTAAACCTATTGAACGATTCGTTGAGGATGAATGGAACTAAGTGAACTTGTGAACGAACGCGAGTGGCGTTTGTGTAAAGGACCAGAAGATGCTAGCGAGTCGGACCTTGCTGATGCGTTTGAGTATTTTTGTTCTAACTACTGGTATATCCGCCACCCTGAACGGGGGCGTATTCTTTTCCCCATGCGTGAGGCACAGTCTGAGACTGCTTATGCTTGGATAGATAACCGCAATAGCATTGTTCTTAAAGCTCGTCAGATTGGATTTTCTACGTTAGCTGCTGCTTTTGCTTTTTGGGAGGTGTTCTTCTGGCCTGACCGCTTTGAAGTTATGCTTAGCCGTACGGAACGTGAGGCTGCTAAGTTGCTTCAGAAATCTAAGTACGGATATAAGATGCTTCCTGATTGGATGAAGGCACGTGGCCCCGGCCTTGTATCCGACAACCAGTTGAAGATGGTGTTCTCTAACGAGTCGGCTTTGGAGTCTTTGCCTAGCGGCAACGACCCTGCACGTGGTGAGTCGGTGTATCGAGTCTTTATTGACGAGATGGCGTTCTTGCCCAACAGCGAAGAAGCGTGGGCTTCTATCGAGCCTATTGCCGACGTTGGTGGTCGTATTGTCTGTCTAAGCACCGCCAAGGGCGAGGGCAACATCTTTCATAAACTTTGGGTTGGGTCCCAGACTGGCACTAACGACTTTAAGGGTATCTTCTTTCCTTGGTCTGCTGGTGACCGTAACGAGGATTGGTATGCTGTCAAGAAGGCTCAGCTGCCCGATTGGCAGCTTGCCCAGGAATACCCGTCTGACCCTGATGAAGCGTTTGTCCGGTCTGGTCGCCCTGTGTTCGACATCGACATCATCAGGGCTATTGTTCCTGTAGAAGGAATCAAGGGTACGTTGCTTTATGATAATGGTCCGTACTTTAAAGCCGATGGTGGACCATTGACGGTCTGGGCAGAACCTGAACCCGGGCAGGTGTACTGTATTGGGGCCGACGTTGCTGAGGGTCTTCAGCATGGGGACTATAGCGTGGCCCAGGTTATCAACGCCGAAACTCTCGAGGTTGTGGCTAGGTGGCGTGGACATATTGACCCAGACTTGTTTGGGTCTGATGTTTTGTTTGATTTGGGCGACTGGTATAACCACTGCTTAGTTGGCGTTGAAAACAACAACCACGGTTTGACAACGCTTAAAGCGTTGCAGCGTGTGGGGTATAGAAACATATACAGGCAGCGTAGGCTGGCGCAGAGGGCTCCTCAGGCTACGGAGATTCTTGGTTGGCGTACTACGGCAGCATCTAAACCTTTGGCTATTGACGAACTAAGTAAAGCTTTACGTGATGGGGATTTGATTGTATTCGATGAGCATACTCTTGCCGAATTGCGAACGTTTGTTCGCGATGAAAACGGCAAAATGCATGGTTCACCCCACGACGACCTTGTAATGGCCTTGGCTATTTCTAATCAAATGCTGAAACATGTGTGGCTTCCAGAATATATGCCCGACCTTCAGGCACCTAAGTACTCTTTTGAATGGTTTGCTAACCAAATTGAACCTGAACGTAAAGAAAAAGTTTCTATTGGAATGTTTAACACCCGTAAGTAACGATTTTTGTATAGGTTATGACTGTTTTTGTATGTGAACGATGTGATTCTCGATGGGTAGGCGATATGAAGCCTGCTCGTGGTTCTATTTGTTTTAAATGCCACCTCAAATCCATCAGTATCGGCTTTACCCACGGCAAAGCCGAGTTCACTGGTCCTACTGTTGTGGAACGCCAGCGCAAGGCCATAGATGATGCCGCTGCTTCTGGTCGCACTATTGAACCTTATGGAAGTCGTTGGGTGTAATGCGTCATGGAATGGGTTGTGCCTATTGCGGTTGCTATCATCACGGGTCCTGTGGTGGTGATTCTGCAAAAGCTTCGTAAAGAAAACACAAACCAACACGCAGAGTCCAGAGGTTTGCTAGAACATCTGGTTGTTAAAGTCGATAAGATAGATGATAAGTTGGATTCGCATATTGCGGACCCAATGCCTCATTCAAGAAAGGATATAGCATGAGCAAGTGGAGTCAAGGTAACGTTCGAGCATTGATTCGTTCGTTAAGTGTTTTGGTTACAGCATTTGGTCTTAAGTTGAGTGGTGAGCAGGTTGCTGCTATCCAGCTGGTGATTGAGTCTCTTATGCGTATTGGTTACGCACGCAAGGAAGCCTAATGGCCCGTCCAACCCATAAAAGTATGCTCGCCAACTATCGGGGTAAGATTGATTCTTCCCGTAAGTGGCGCAAGGAAGAGAAGTACGACAAGCTTTGGCGTCGTATGATTGACTTGTATCGTGGCAAGCATTTTGATAATGTCAGCAGTGAAGACCGCATGCTTATTAACGCTGCATTCTCCACCATCAACGTTATTGCTCCTAGCGTGGCTGTTAACCACCCTAAGATTACTGTGGGTGCACGCAAATCAGAAGATGGCGATAAAGCCATCATTACCGAAGCCATCATCAACTATTGGTGGCGTCATTTCGACTGTCAAAAGCAGCTGCGTCGAGCAGTTGACGACTATCTGATTCTTGGTCACGGATGGCTTAAGGTCGGCTACAAATTCGTTGAAGAAGAACGCAAAAAAGAAAAAGAACCTGAATATTCAGAAACACCTATGGGTGAAGAAATGGAATACCAGGAAACCGGTGAAAAAGATTTGGACGCAGCAGCCGAGGCTGCACCGATGGAAACAGAAATTGTTGTCCTCGAAGACCGTCCTTTTGTTGAACGCGTTTCACCCTTCGATGTGTATGTAGACCCAGACGCTACAAGCATTGAAGATGCCAAGTGGATTGCACAACGAGTACGTCGTCCCTTGTTGGATGTACGCTCTGACCAGCGTTACAACCGTCAGGCGCGTATGGATGCTGCAGCAACACAATACAACAAGTGGTCTTCACACGAAGAACGCCCTCGCGCCACACAAGACGACAGGGACGCCTATGTTGATGTGTGGGAATTCTACGACATCAAGCGCGCCACTATGTCTGTGTTTGCTAACGGCTGTGACGGATTCCTTGTGAATCCTTCACCAATGCCGTACGCTTTTGGTCATCCATTTGTTATGTTGCGCAACTATGATGTTCCCGAGCATTTCTACCCAATGGGTGAACTTGAAGCTATTGAACCTCTTCAGTATGAGTTGAACGCTACACGTACACAGATGATGAACCATCGTAAGCGTTTCTCCCGTAAGTGGCTGTACAAGGAAACCGCTTTTGACGGTCCAGGCCGTGACGCTTTGGAATCAGATGAAGACAACGTGATGGTTCCTGTTATCAGCGACGAACCGCTTCAGGCGGTTGTCCAGGCGATGCCGGCAATTGTTAACCCACCCGATATGTACAATATCACTAACCAGATTATGCAGGACATGGACCGCATTTCTGGTGTGGCAGAGTTTATGCGTGGTGGAGCATCGGAAATTAACCGTACCGCTACTGAAGCAGCAATGATGCAGGATGCTATGAATGCACGCACATCAGATAAGTTGGCTGAGGTTGAACGAGCAATCGCTAGTGCGGCTAAGCGTTTGATTGGTCTTGCACAGCAGTTCTTGACTGGCGAGCATGTTGCTCGTGTGGTTGGCTCTATGGCTATGCCTATTTGGGTTAACTTTGACCGTGACTACATTTTGGGAGAGTTTGATTTTGAAGTTGAAGCAGGTTCTACCCAGCCGGTTAACGAATCTTTCCGTCGCCAGATGGCACTACAAATGGTTGATGCTATGGCCCCGTTTGTTGGCGCAGGTGTTGTGGACATGGCGGCACTTGCACGCCATGTACTCCAATTCGGTTTTGGCGTCAAAACTCCAGAAGCGTTCTTGGCTCAACCGCAGCAAGCACAGCCAGGAATGGAGGGCGCACCACCGCAAGGTGAAGCTCCGCCAATGGGAGGTCTTCCTTCGGGCATTAATCCCGAAGAGATGATGCAGGGAATGCCACCTACCGGTGGTATGCCAATGCCAAGTAATATTCCACCGCAGGTTCTCGCTATGATTGAGAACGCAACGGGTGGTTTACCAAATACAATGTAACGAAATACCCCTACTATTTAGAGCAACCTTTTTGGACTCTGGAGAAAAATGGAACTTGAAAATTTTGAATCTGAAGCCGTAGACCCCATCGAGTTTGATGGACAAGTTGAAGGTGGAGAAGAAACTAGCTTTGAAGAGTATACCCCCGAGTATATCGACATCGACAGTTATGCTGACAAATATGTTAAGCTGCAACTTGATGGTGAAGAACTTGAGGTGCCACTTAAAGAGGCTGTTTCAGGATACCAGCGTCAAGCGGATTATACCCGCAAGACGCAGCAATTAGCAGAAGAACGCAAGAACGTTCAGTTTGCACAGGCAATCCAACAGGCGTTGGACAATGACCCTTTGGCAACTATTGAACTTCTTAAAAACCATTATGGTTTGGACCAGCAGGAAGTCTTCGAGGAAGACGACATCTGGGCAGACCCGATGGAGAAACAGTATAAGCAACTGGAACGTCGTTTAGCTTCTTTCGAGGAGCAGCAGGCGATGAACGAGTTGGAACGTACTATTGGCGGTCTTCAGCAAAAGTACGGAGACGACTTTGACGCTAATGAAGTTGTATCAGTAGCTTTAGCTCAAGGCACTACTAACCTAGAGGCGGTGTACAAGCAAATGGCTTTTGACAGACTTTATAGCAGAGAGCAGGCACAACGTGAGTTGCAGTCACGCAAGACACAGCAGGAACAAAAGATTGTTCAGGCTAAGCGGTCTAGCGGGATTGTTGCTGGCGGTTCGTCGGCTCAGGGGTCTTCCTCTGATACTGCACCTATCACTTCACTAAGGGATGCTTTCTCTGCGGCTAAATCGCAGTTAGGTATTTCTTAATAACTCTTTAGGAGGAAACTACTATGCCAGGTAACGCTAATTTTGATGCACTGTTGTCAACGACACTTGCTAACTACCGTGACAAGCTCACCGACAACGTATTTACCGCACGTCCACTCACATACTGGCTTTCAGACAAGGGTCGCATTCGCACCGAGTCTGGTGGCACCAAGATTGTTGAGCAGTTGATTTACGGTCAGAACGACACTGTAAAGTCATACTCAGGATACGAAACCCTGAGCCTTACACCACAAGAAGGCATCTCAGCTGCTGAATACGATTGGAAGCAGTATGGTGCTTCAATCGCTATCAGCGGTATTGAAGAAGCAAAGAACAACGGAGAGCATGCAATTATCGACTTGCTCGAAGCCAAGATTATGCAGGCTGAAGAGTCTCTGCGTGAAGGCTTTAACCAAATGTTCTTCGCTGATGGAACAGGCAACTCGGGCAAGAACTGGAACGGCCTTGGCAACTTGATTGAGTCAGGTAACACCGTTGGTGGAATCGACTCGTCAGCTGTTGGCAACGAGTTCTGGCGTTCATACGAAGAGAACACCGCCGGTGCTTTGACGCTGTTGCAAATGGCAACCGCATACAACTCGGTTTCGGTTGGTAACGACCACCCAGACCTTATCCTCACCACACAAACATTGTTTGAAAAGTACGAGTCGCTGCTTCAACCACAGCTTCGCTACACAGACACCAAGACAGCAGAAGCTGGTTTCCAGAACCTGTTGTTCAAGGGCGCACCCATCATGTACGATGTGCACGCTCCTGCTGGCACGATGTTCTTCATTAACTCGAAGTACCTCAAGCTTGTTGGTCACTCTGACAAGTGGTTTGCACAGACCGATTTCGTTCGCCCTGAAAACCAGGACGCACGTTTTGCGCTCATCATGTGCTACGGCAACCTTGTTTGCTCGAACCGCAAGAAGCAAGGAAAGCTTACCGCTAAGACAGCGTAAGTTAAATTGTTTCAATCCTGTGAATGGGGGGCGCAAGCCCCCTATTCCTTTACTCTTTAAGGAGACAAAATGCCTAAGGTAGGAAAAAAAGAATTCCCATACACCGCAAAGGGAATGGCAATGGCTAAAGTTGCAGCAAAAAAGGCTGGCAAAAAAATGGAAATGGCTGAAAAGCCTGCCGTTAAGAAGGCCGTTAAGAAAGCTGTTGCAAGTAAAGGTTCAAAGGGTATGAAGCCATCTTCGTATCCAGCAAAGAAGAAGTAACAACTCAACCTATAGGGTATGAGTAAACAACTTGCACACACCCTGTACGGTGAACCTGTTTCTGGTATTCGACCCGCTGGGGAGGCACCGGGAAGTCGCATTGCGCCTCCTGGTGCCCCCTATATCGGGCGTAACCGTTGTATCGCCAATAACGATACCTGCGAAGGGCCTAAGGCTAAAGATACTGACTACTGTATCGGCCACCTTCGTGCTATGACTAAGAAAGAAGATTAATGGCTACTACGAATGAGCTTCGACAACTAGTGTGGGATATTATGGACCTGGAAGATACTGACCTTCCTGGTGCTCTTGTTGTGCAGTTTATTCGTGATGGTTTTGACCGTATCATTAATCTTGAACGCCGTTGGCCGTTTTATGAGACAACATACACATTAAACACTACCGCCGGGCAACGCGACTACCCTATCAGCGGTATCGGTTCTGGTGACTTGCGCGAGGTTGTTTCTATTTTGGATAACAGTTCAGCCGGTAACCGTTTAAACATCGTGTCGCTTGACGAGGCTGAAGCAGTGTGGCACGGAGCATTCGATGTTCCTACACGTCCGTTATTGTATGCCGAGTGGGGGGAGTCAATCAAGCTGTACCCCAAGCCTGATACTGTTTATCCTTTGACTATTCGTGGATACCGTAAACCCAGTTATACGTGGGCAACGGTAACATCTCAGGCTCCTGACCTTGATGAGCGTTTTCATACCGCACTGGCATACTATGCTATTTCTCAAGCGTACAAGCGTCAAGAAGATTCCGAGATGACTCAAATGTATAAGCAATCTTTTGATGAGGCTGTTTCTCTTGCTAAGACGGAGATTATGCGTACTCCTTCGCATCGTCCGATGATTATGTCTCGAGGTGCTGTTCGTCCTAGTAGCAAATACTGGCTGGAGTCTATGGGCCGCACGCTGGGGCAATAATGGCACAGTTGCGTACAGTTCGTCAAGATGATTTCACGGGTGGTTTAAACCTGAGAGCCGACCAGTTTCAGTTGGCTCCTAATGAGTCACCTAAAATGTTTAACGTAGAAATTGACCCTCGTGGTGGTGTCTTTTTGCGTGGTGCTATGCGACGCATCAATACCGCAGGTATTGCTGCAAGCTGGAAACCTAAGAATCTGTTTCCGTTTTATGGTGATTCACATTATTTGATGTTGAGCACTGGAACTAATGGTGCTACAGATGGTGATGTGTTTTATTCTACTGGTAGCAACTTTACTAGTTTGGCTATTCCTGTTGGCTACAAGTATGGTGCGTCTTTTTCTCCGTGGGGTAATAAGTTGTTTATTGCTTGTGGACCAACTAAGGTTTCATACAAGTGGGATGGGACTACAAAGACAGCATTAACTGCTAGTGGACCTATTTGGCAGAACAGTTATGCTACACCAACAATTTCACCTGAGTATTTTCCCCAGGCTGCACATACTATCACACATGCTGGTAAAGTTTTTGTAGCGAACACACAGGAGAACAGTGTGCTTCGCCCTAACGTTCTTCGCTGGTCACATCCTAACAATCCAACTAACTGGGCCGAACAGGACTTTATTGAAATCAACGATGGCGGTCAAAGCATCACTGGTTTAGCATCGTTTGGTGGTCACCTGTTGGTGTTTAAAGAGAATGCTGTGTTCGCGGTGTTTGGTTATGATTCTGATACATTCCAGGTTGTTGAGGTTTCCCGCAATGCTGGTGCTCCGACACCGCACGCTATCTGCACGACAGAGCGCGGTGTGTACTTTTATTCACCCGCAAATGGTTTAATGTTTTACAACGGCAACAGCGTTATTGATGTTTTTGAACCAGTACGTCCAGCAATCTTAAACAACGACATCAACAGCGCAGCGGTTGAGGAGGTTTACGTCAGCTACATTAACCGTCGAATTTGGGTTTCCCTGCCTTATAGTGAGGTTTCTTTGGTTACTACACCTACGGCTGTTTTTGTTTATGACCCTACGGTTTCACAGCGTGGAGCATGGCTATTGTTTGGATTGAACGGAGACAAGGGAGTTGCCGGGGGTTGCACTTTTGTATCCGCAACTGGCGACACTACACACGTTGCGGCACATCCATCTATCGCTGAAGTTCTTGAAGTAGACATCCAGGGAAACGCCAATGATAACATTGGTGGTTCAAACTATAGTATAACCAGTTATTATCGTACACGCTGGATTGATGCTGGCTCATACAGTCAACGCAAGATGTTCCGTCGTCCAGACGTTGTTGTTAAACAAGCAGATGTAGCTTCTGACTTGACCATGGATATTTATGTTGACTACGAAGAGTCTGTTAAAACAAAATCGTATGATGTTTCTATACCTACTGCTGGTGCAGCGATGTTGTGGGGTACTTCTTATTGGGGTGTTGCCAGGTGGGGTGCAGCAAATGTTGGTTCTCAGATTGTTAATGGGCGAAGCATTGGTCTTGCTAAGTCTATTCAGGTTGAGTTTTCTGGTACTGATGGGGTTCCTTGGGGTATCAATAGTTTCACATTAAAGTATAATCCACGAAAGGTAACTAAGTAATGGCTAGTTTAAGTTATGATTATTCACTGTCCAACAACACCGTAGCTGACGCTACACACGTTATGGCTAACTTTACAAACGTAAAAACGTTTGTTGAAGCCAGCACAGTGCAGGTTGATGGTTCGGTTCAGGCTGGTACGGCCGCAATTGCTAATGATGCGGTAACGGCAGCCAAACTTGCTCCCGCATTACCTAAGGGTGTTATTGCTAGGGAAACAAGAATAACCAATACTTCTTCTGGTACTAATATTAATTGTTTTACTGGTATTAGTTTTACACCCGTTGTTGGTCGTTTGTATCGTGTTTCATTTAGTGGATTTGTTATTTGGAATTTTTCAGATTTTGCATCAACCGCTGAAGTTGTTTTTGTTGACTCTTCAAATAACACTCTTCAAACAATTTCCCAAGTTGGTGCTTCAGTTGGAAGTCTCGCTGACAGCTTTTTGCTTGCTCCAGCAACAGCAACGCCAGTAACACTTAATGTTCGTCTTAATCGTACTGCTGGCACAGATACTTATTATTTTAGTGGTTCTGCTACTAAACAAAACTATCTTTTAGTTGAGGACATTGGATTAGCATAACATGACTGAAACTCCGCGCAACAACCCTCCAGAACAAATCTGGACTGCACCGCTGCTTCACACGCTGCGGACCGGTGACGCGCGTACCCTTCAGCATATTTTTACATCACTGAAAGAATACCTTGGCGGTATTCAAACAACCATCAGCTCAAACTATTACGACCTGAGTATTGGTTCAGTATCTCAGGGTGTGGCAGCTGCCAGCATTACGGGCGCATTTCCTAATCAAACTTTGAACTTGACTTTACCCAAGGGTGATACGGGGGCTACTGGTGCGACGGGTGCCACTGGACCTCAAGGGCCGAGTGGTTTTTCAACATTAAATCTTGATGGTGGGCAACCTGATTCTGTGTATGGTGGTTTGCCTTTGATTGATTCGGGGAATATCTAATGGCTGTACAAATACAATATCGACGTGGAACTGCCGCCCAATGGACTAGTGTTAATCCTGTGCTTGCTCAAGGTGAGCCCGGGTACGAATACGACACTGGCAAATTCAAGGTTGGTGATGGCGTTAATAACTGGAATGCTTTGCCGTATTCTAGTGGTACTCAGGGACCTATTGGTTTGACGGGTGCTACTGGACCAATGGGCCCACAGGGGCCGATTGGTTTGACAGGAGCTACGGGTGCTGTTGGTGCTACTGGTGCTACGGGTCCGACTGGTCCTACTGGTTTGACTGGCCCTACGGGTGCGACGGGGCCGCAAGGACCAATTGGTTTGACGGGTCCTACGGGTGCCACGGGAGCCACAGGCCCTGCTGGCCCTATTGGCCTTACAGGTGATACAGGCCCTACAGGAGCCACAGGAGCGACCGGACCACAAGGTTTGAAGGGCGACACAGGGGATGCGGGTCCACAGGGCCCTACGGGCCTTACAGGGGCCACTGGAGCGACTGGAGCGACAGGGGCAACGGGTCCACAAGGTCCTATTGGTTTAACTGGTGATACTGGTCCTATTGGTTTAACTGGTGCAACAGGTCCACAGGGACCGCAGGGAGATGTGGGTCCAGCCGGTCCTACTGGAGCTACTGGTGCGACAGGGCCTGCTGGTCCAATAGGAGATACTGGTCCTACAGGTGCGACAGGTGCGACAGGTGCAACTGGACCGCAGGGGCCTATTGGTCTTACTGGTGATACTGGCCCGACTGGCCCGACAGGGCCTGAGGGTCCTACTGGACCTACAGGTGCCACAGGAGCTACTGGCCCGACCGGACCTGAAGGACCTATCGGGCCTACTGGTGCTACGGGTGCTACGGGTGGGTTTAACTCGACGCAAATAATTAACGCTCAAACAGGAACTTCTTACAGTCTTAATTCTAGCGACCTTGGTAAAATGGTTACATTTAACAATTCCTCTGCTGTTACTGTGACAGTTAATGGTTCTACTGGTTTAACTGCTGGTCAATCTATTGACATTCTTCAACTTGGAACTGGACAGATAACTGTAACTAGCTCAGGTGGAATGACGCTTAATGCAACTCCTGGTTTGAAGCTTCGTGCCAGGTACTCTTCTGCTACTTTGTTTTGTGTTAGCCACCACAATTATGTGCTTATTGGTGATTTGAGTTCCTGATGCCTATCAGACACGGGCTTGTTGCTTCGTCTGTGGGGCCTCCACCAACGGTTGCACTTAACGCAGCATCTAACTTCAACCAAGAACTAGCCACACTGAATGCAACGGTAGACGCTAATGGCTACTCAACAACAGTCAAGTTCCAGTACAGCACCGCATCAGATTTCAGTAGCTTTACTGAAGTTAATGCCGCCACTACACCTATCACGGGGCAGGCTGTTTCTTCATACGCCAATATCACGGGCTTGTCTACGAACACAACTTACTATTTCCGTTGTGTCGCAACCAACGATGTTGGCACTACAACTTCGTCTTCGTTGTCGTTTACAACTTGGAACATTCAGGTCTACGAACGGTCCACTTCGGGTGGCACCACATTTACTATCCCGACTGTCACCCCGACTGGCGGTTCTGCTGTAGCGGTCAGCATTTTGGACATTATTATGTTTGGTGGTGGTGGCGGTGGTGGCTTCGGCGCAGGCGCAGGTGGTGGTGGTTACCAAAGCGTTTCTTCACGCTCTATGACAGGTTCTCGTAGCATCACAACATCTGTTGGCGCAGGTGGCACTGGAGATACTGGCAGTGGCGCAACTAGCGGTGGCAATACAACCTTGACAGGAGATTTGACAAGCCTCACTGCAAGTGGCGGTAACGCCAATGGCACATCAGGAAACGGAAATGCTGCTGGTGGTACAGCACAGTTTGACCCTGACGGTAGCGGTAAAGGATTAACCAATACTGCTTATGGTGGTGGAGGCGGTGCTGGTGCAGCAGGTTCAGCAGGAACAGCAAATGGTTCAACAACAGTAGGCGGTACTGGTGGTACTGGAGTATCTATTACTTCAGGTGGGGTAACTCGTGCAGGTGGTGCTGGTGGAGGTGGAGCCGCATACATCAATCAAGGTACTGGTTCTCAGGGTGTACAAGGTTCAAACAACACCTATGGTTCGGGTGGCAACAGCACAAATACTGCTGGTTCTGCTGGTCAGGCTGGCTACATCAGATTCCGTTACTACGCAGCAAGCGCACTCGCATAGGAGACACAATGATTACCGTTCAACCATTCAACCTAGAAGTAATAAAAACACACAAATGTTTCTACCTTCTACGCCACATCACGGGCGCATCTGAAATACAAATCCTGCACAACACCCCTGCTGGATACATAGAAACAAACGTGGCAGACGCTTTCTCAATGCCAAACGGCGCAATAATTATTGGCTGGAAAGCACCACTCAACATTGCCCCGATGCACAACCTTGTAGCAGTACACGGACAAACCACAGAAAACATCAACCTTGTCCCGCTAGAGCGAGTCATTGACATTTATGACAGACCAGTAGATGCCCAAGTAGGAGTTTTTACATTTACAAACTCCGACATGATTCTCGCCCCAAACCTTGATTGGCGATGCGACAACGGTAAATTTGGACCACGCTCTTTCCATCCTGTAACAATTATTGATGACCTTCCACAGATTGTTACATACGAACCAATTCTATCCGTCAATGGCGTTGGACACATTATCTACATCGAGGGTGTTGGAAAACAAACCCTTGCCAACCATCACATCAATGAAGATAGTCACCCTGCCACAGGACGCACTTTATGGGAATCATTAAAGTTGATTCGTGAATGGGCAATCGTTAACGAGGACCCGTTCAACAACACCGAAGCAGTAGCGCATAAAGCATCTCAGTTCATCAAAGAACTACAGTTGTCTGATACAGAAATAGCCGTTATTGACCAGCAAATCCCCATGCAGATAGCGAACTATTTGACAGGCAGCACCAACGCCCGCCAACGCCCCGACGGGGTACTGCCAATCACCGATGATGTGAAAGACCTTTTGTTTAGTCGTCTTGCATCCTGTTCAGTATCGGCACTGGAATACTTGAACCCTGGTATGTGGGACCTTGAAGAACTACTATCAAAAGAGCAAGAGCAATTGGTTATTGACGAGCAAATCTTTGAAATGTTGAAACAAACATTTGAAGCCGACCGCCCCGTTATTGCTATTCAACATCGTGTGTTTGCCAATAAGCGTTTAATTCTAAATAACATAAAATCAGGCTGGCTTGCCCTCCCTGTGTCCGCTAAATTAGGTAACGAAACAGAGGTTTAATATGGCAGATTTTGACTATATGGGGTATAACCGACGTAAGCGCGCAGCTGGCAGCACCTATGGTGCGAAAACTGCGCAGAATGCGTATGCCCAGTTTCTGTCTCAGCAGCGTGGGTCACGTAAAAAGTTTGACCTTCAACAGGGTTATGAGAGGCAAACACCCGGGGTTATTGGTTCGTTCACTAAGCGTGGTTTGGCTGGTCCTAGTGTTAAGTCTGGTATTTTTCAGCGGGGTATGACGGATTTTGCTACGAAGCAGTTTCAGGATATGGCTGATTTGAATCGGGCACAGGATGAGGAAATGCAGCAGTTACAGTTGGAAGATAGGCAGACTCGTGCCGAGTATGACCAACAAATTGCAGAGTTGGAATCACAAAAACAAGCAGCCATTGCACAGGCTGCTGCAACACTATCGGCGTTTAAGCCGTTTTTGGGAGGATAAAATGGGTAGAGGAATTATTGGATATGATGCTGACGGAAAACCTATTTATAGTTTTGTACCCGATTCCGATTATGGTCAGCCGGGTAATGCCACCGCATCTAATGCAAACCCTAATGCAAAATACGTAAGGAATCTTCAGGGTGCACCTGCTGAAACTGTTAAGAGAATTTTGGGTATTACTGACGAAAGTGCAGCAATGCCAACCCAGGATGAATTAAACAAGTTAAAGGAAGACCCGACAAAAGGACGTGGAAAAGGTGGTTCCCAGTATTCGAACATGCTTAAAGCATTGCAGCAGCTAAGCGCAATGTCTCAAGAAGGAATCAACTCGAGTATGGATAGTTTGACAAGAACTCTTCAGGCCCAAACAAATCCTTTTGCCAATTTCCAGGCACAGAATACACAGACAACACCCGAACTTGCTACTTTGTTGCAGTCGCAAGGTGTACAGCAAGACCCGCTGCGGCAGTATGCTGCTGCTATTAATGCACAGAACACCGGCCAGGCTACGGCTTTCCAGAATATTGCTGACACTCTCGGTGGTTTTAATACAGCCAACCAGCAGGGCATGATTGCTGATGCTGGTCAGCAACGTTCTGATTTGCTAAATCAACTTCAAGGAAGCGTGTTTGGCACTGGTGCAAGGTTGATGGGCAAGCAAGCACCTAACCGTAACGCTATTGTACAGATGCTTTTACAGGCAATGGGGAATCGAGGATAATATGAGTACTGAAATAATTAATATGCTTGCACAGTTGATGTCGCAAGCAAAGGGTGGAAACAAAAATGTTTCTTCTATCGGAAACAATCTTACCGACCCGGTTATTCTTGCTTTGGCTGGTGTACTTGACCCATACTACGGTATGGGTGGTGGAAGTTCTGGTGTTATTTATGAACAGTTCGCTAATGACCCCAGCACTCCACCTGCGGTTCGTGCTGTAATGGATTACGTTGACCAGGGTATGAACCCTTATCAGATTGAGGCACAAATCAACGCTTTGGACCCTGCGGTTAAAACAGACTCTGGCTACACTGATGACCAGCTGATTGCTATGGGTCGAGAGATGAGTACGGAACGCGGAAAGACAAAGAGTTCTAATGTATTTACAAAGGCTGGTTTACGTAATCCCAATGAGGTTTACACACCTGGCGATGTTCCTTTAAGTGAAAAAGAACAAAAGCTGTATTCTGGATTTTTGAAATCTTCAAAAGAATCAGAAAAGAAATTGGGTAGTGCTGATTATGCTTATCGTTCGGCTCAAAAAAACCTTTCTGATAAAACAAAAACTTCTAAAGATATTAATGCAGAGGCCAATGAGCTTGTTGCTGATATGCCGTTTGTGAGTACACAGTTTGATGCGCAAAACCGTAAAGCCGCTCGTGAAATTCTTAAGGAAAAATATTCTAAAACTCCAGCAACTCAAAAAGATTTTGATGATGTTTCTAGAGCCATGTGGAGGCGCGCCAATATACAGAATCAGAAGCGTTATGACGAGATGCGTGCTGAGGCTGTTCAGGAAGGTGCCTTTAACCGGGCTGCCAAGTCTGGTCGTACACCGTTTACGGACCAAGCTTCTGCCCTGTTGCAGTTCATTGCTGGCACGAAGTAACGATTCTCACATAGGGTATGGCTAATCCGTATAATGATATGCGGGCTATTACCGCCCGTCTTGGGCAGGTACAGTCCCGTGGTACGACCCCATCTGGGGGTCTTAACCCTACGTCTTCAACTCCTTCTGCTGAGTCTATTAAACTGGGCAGGGCTGCTAATAGGTTCGCTATTCAGAATCCTCAGTTGCGTCAACAGATTGAGGCTATTGCTAATGGTTCTAGCGGTGGTCAACCTAGCGGATTTTGGGGCACTGCTCTTGGTAACCCCGTAACGAAAGCAGCTCTTAAGGGGCTTGAGGCTTTTGCTGTTCCGGGTCGTGTTGTTGTTTCGGGTGCTCGAGAGTTGACAGACTATCTTGATGGTAACGCCAGCACAAAAGCTAGCTTTGGTGATTTTACTAAGCAGGTTAAGGATTCCCAGTTTGGGTTTGGTAAAGCATTCAAGATTAATACGGGCAGCAAATGGGTTGACCGTGCTATTGGATTTGTTGGTGACGTTGCTCTTGACCCGTTAACGTATGCTACATTTGGTGCTGGTACTGGTCTTGTAAAGGGTGCTGGTTATGCTGGTCGTGTAAAGCTCGGTCAAACAATTCTTAAAGACACTGGTGATAAGGCGTTGTCTGCCGCGGTTGCGCGTGAGGGTCGTTCCGCTTTGCGTAACGTCGCTAACGGCAACGAAATTCTCCAGCGTGTAGGCGCAAACAAGTTTGGTGTGTATCTGTTTGGTAAGCGCATCTTTAAGGAAAGCGGTGGTCTTCGTATACCGTTAACTGGAACTATTGGTGAGATTGGTGAAGCAACCCTCGCTAAAACACGTATGGCTATTACGGATACACGTCTTGGAAATTATCTTCAGAAGATGTCTATGCCTAAGGACTTTTTGGATATGCGTTTGAAGTTGGCTAGAAACCAACTGAATCCAGATGATGCTGCTGACGCTCTCAAGTTGTTTGATATTATTCCTAAGCAACGTGCTGCTCGTGCTACTGCACAGCAGGCACTTGAGCAGGAGTTGATGGCCATTCTGCGTTCACAGGAAGCAGACCTGCCTTCGTATCGTAGTAGCGTATACAGGTTGTTGGAAGACCCTACTAAACTTGCTACCGCTACAGACGCCGAAAAACGTGCTTATGACGTTTGGCGTTCATACTTAGACAGCAAGTGGGATGATGTTAGTGCTCGATGGTTGGATGCTGACGAGGCTGCAGAGATTGGTAAGACGGAAAACTATTTCCCTCGTGTTGCTTCTGATGATGCTAAGCGTTGGGTTAATTCTAGCAATCCGAATGCTGAAAGTGTTCGCGAAATTTATTTGGATGACCCTTTTGCTTCTCCTAATGCTTTTACGCCGCGCGCTCTTCGTGAAGGTAAAAAATGGTTTGGTGTTGTATTAAAGAAGCAGGACCTTAACATTGATACACTGAACCGTATCGCCCGTGAAGAGGGTAAGCTTGATTTTGATTTCTTTGAAACAGACATTGCGGAAGTTATGCGCCGTTACGTCGCAGACACTTCCGAAGAGATTGGTATTATTGAGCGCAACAAGCAGTTGCGTGATACCGGTTTCTTCCGTCGAATCGAAGAACAGCGTGTGCGTCAATTAGAAATTGATGATGATGCTGTTGCTTTTGCTCGCACAACGCTTGATGAGCAGACAAATATTCTTGAAGGTGTTGAGCAGGGGTTCAGAAAATCTATTACAGATTTGGTTGATGGTGTGCGTGCAGAGGCAGACCGGGTAAAGAACGGTCTTGCAACATCACAGCGTCTCGCTGAGGATATGTCTAAGTATTTGTATGACATGCTTGATGATGTGGCACGTAAAGCAGATGAGCTTGCACAAGCGAAGAATCGTTTGGCTTCTTTGTGGGGACCATCGCGAGATATACCATTGTATTCTTTGACGGATGATTTCCCTGTAACTCTCCGTCCTGTGCTCGCTGAATACGACCAAATGGTTGAAGACATTCAACAGATGTCTACTGTTCTGCAGGAACTTCAACTGCAGGCCACAAAAGAAGGCTATGATGTTCTTGACGCTGAAGACGCTTTGCGTCGTATCGAGGAGTCTGCGGCTGAGGCACAACGCAAGATGAAGGAATCTATGGACTCTATTGAGTCCACTATGGTTATCTCTAACGAGTTGGAACGTGTTTGGGATTCTATTGTTGATGGAAAGTCTCCTCGTGTTTCTGCTAGTGCACACGACATTATTGATGAGCTGCGTAATGTTCTTGGAGTTAAAGCTTCTTCTACTACTAAAAAGCAAGGGAAGGCTGTTTCGGAAGCCGTTGGTGTAACGGGTAAGACTAGACTCTTTTTGCGCAATCAACTTCCCGCTGGTTCTTCAGCGGAAGATATTGCAGCAGCAAATTTCTTTGACCAGATTTTTAATGAAGCAAACGAGGCTGGTCTTGGTGGTGTAGCTCGCACACGTGTGTCAGATATGAATGAGCAACAGTTCTTTGATATTGTTTTAAACACAGGTTCTAAAGATGTCAACCTTGTTGACCTTCGTGCTGCAGCCATGCACGCTATTGGTAGGGATATTCGTATTCATCAGGCCACCAAACTAGAGGATTTACCTAAGGCAACACAGGAAGTGTATCAGCGTTTGATTTCTTCTTTGAAGGAAGCAGACCTTGACGAGGCTTCACGTATTGCTACATCTAGGGCTTCTAAGCAGGCGAAGGATGCTGAAGAATCTTTGCGTAGTCGTTTAGGTATCGAGTATGACGGTGCTATAGCCATGCGTAATACTATTGAGGAGTACACGGATGTTGTGCGTTTTGTTGATGAAGGAATTGCTAAGCAGTTTGGTGATGGTTGGCGTGATTTGGAATTTACAGAAGATATTGTTATTGCTTTAGAAAATGGTGCATCAACGTTTAAAGAAACATTCGAAAACGTTCCTTGGATTTACGAGTACCTAGATAATCCTGGTTTTCTTTTTCCTGCTGGACCTGGAAAGGTTAACGTTGGAACAGGGTTGACACTGGGTAATGTTTACGACGATATCGCATCTAAGGCTGCTCAAATGCGTAATGTTTTTGACAGTACTTCTGTTCAGGTTTCTGATGCTAGAACCGCAAACCTTCTTCAGGGTAAAGAAACCGGTGGGATTATTTCTAAAACACGTCAACAGATTATTGGCGAGTATGAAAACGAAATGCAGAACATTCTTAAACAGAAAGTTTCAGAATCTTCTACATATAAATACAAGAGGTGGCAGTACAACAAGGCTAAGAAGGCAAGTGCTGTTCGTGAAGACTTGGCGGAAAACCTTGTAAGGTACCAGGCTGTTTCTGATGCTACAGCAAAGTTTGAAGCTGTTGCTGGTATCCTTGGTCGTCATGGTTTGATTCCGTCGGAAGATATGTGGCGTGGTATTATGCGTACAGTATCTAAGCAGTATGGTTCACAGTTTGACCAAAAGGTTACTCGTCTGCATATTGCTAATCAGAAGTTTGCTGATTTTTATGCTGGTTGGACAAAGACGCTGAACGAAATGAAAAAACTTCCTAGAGAAGAACAAGTTGGTGTTGGTGTTTTGTTTAGGCAGGAACTGGACAGGGCTTTGAGTGGTGAAGATGGTGAAATTCTTCGTGAACTTATTGGTAGCAATATGGCGAACCTTGTTGATGTTGCTGACATGCGTGTTGATGTCGCAACACTTGAGGCTGCTGTAAGAAATGCGGACACACCTGGGGCTAAGGCTGTAGCTAGTGAGCGTCTTAATGATTTCTTTGATAGATACGTTATACCTTGGGCTAAGCAGAAAGACCCAACGATTAAGGCAAACAAGGGTCCTGCCCGTGGTGTTCTGGTTGAAACATACAAGGGTACAACTACTACATCCAATCGTGTAAGCAAGGCAGCTTCACGGGCTGCTCGTGGACCTCTTTCGAGAGAGTCTTCCGAAGCGGATGTTTACCGTTGGATTAACAGCATGTTTGATACTGTTGATTCCACAAACGGTGATGTAATTAGCCGGGGTTTCATTTCTCAGCAAATCAGTGATGCACAGGGGCATTATATTTTCTTCAAGAAAATGTCTGACGGATACTTGGATGTTGATGAGTTCTTTAGAAGTCTTGATGGCTCTGCTAATACACCATCTAGTTATGCTGTTCAGTTGCTTGAATGGGCAAAAGTAATCGAAGGTCCTAGTGTTATTTCTACACGCCAGGATGATATTGGACGTGAGATTGTTGAGGAGCTTGGACCTACTGCTGCTGGTGCATACAAGAAGAGTGCAAATTTAGCTTTTAAGGCGCAGGAAGAAGCAGCGAATCTTGCGGACGCAGCTACGCGTGCTAGGGAAGTTGCCGACGCTTTCTCTAACCCTAATCTTACGGTTGAACAACTTAAGGGTCTTGGCTTCACAAAAGAAATGGTTGTTTCTCGCGAGGCAGTCCTTGAACATAGAAGGCTTATGGCTACCATTGGGTATGCTAACGCTTTGAAGGACCAGGATATTGTTAACTTCTTGGATATGGTTTCTGGTGTTAACTTTGCAGAGTTTACCGATGGCGTAATCATTGGAACAAATCGTGTTCCAAGATACGCCGAAGGTGCTGTTATTAATACTCCTGAGATGGTTGCTGAAAAGGTTGATGCTCTTCAACGCCAGCTTGCACAAATCGATGTGGATGAGCGTTCAAGTATTAAGACTTTGATGACGCCGTTTGTGGTTCAGAAGGATGGCAAGGTTCAGTTTAAGAGTGCAGAAATGCGCAAGGCTTACGGCATGCGCAAACAGGCTTGGGATAGAACAAAGAAGAGTGAATTTGATTTTAAGCGTAGCCAGATTCAGGCTGAGATTGAAAAGACACAGGCAAGCGTTTCCGCCCCCAGCATTACAGCCAATGCAGATATTGAATTTGACATTGTTCCTGTATTCGCCACAATGCCTGACGGAAGTGTTTTAAAGTTTACAAAAGCGGAATGGGATTCTCTGTATAGTGTGCCGCTTGCAGGTTTGGAGGTGGTTGCTTTAAATAAGCAACGTGCCGGTATTGTTAAGAATATAGGTGAACTTAGAAAGTCAATTGGCAAGGCGTCTCAACAGCCTGGTGCTACTTGGAGCCCCGGCAAGAAGGCTGCTATTCGTAGAATGGAAAACGAAATTATACGTATGCAGGACGAAATAAAGGGTATCGACTATAGACTTCTTGTTTCGTTTAAGGAAACCCGTAATGCTGCTTTAGAAAAGGTTCGCATCCTTATTCAGGGTACTGCTGGTGATGGTAGTGACGCTATTAAGCTTTCTGATTGGGAAGATATTTCTGCTCAACTTAAAGCAAAACGCAACGTTCTTCCTAAGCCTAAATTAGGTTTTGAAAAAGAAGTTGAAATTAAGTCTGGTTTGGCCCCGGAGCAACCTGATATTCTTTCTACTGATTTTACTTATCGCACAGAGCAAGTAATTAAAGAAATTGAAACAGGCATAGTGCCGCCCAAAGACGCAGAAACTGGCGATTTAATTACGCGTGAACGAGCTGTGCCAGTTGATAAAAGTGTTAACAATACGCTGGCTTATTACTTTACGTCTGCACAAAAAGTTAATCCCAGCATTTCAGGTGCACCCTTAGAGTGGTCAACAGTTCGTGGCGGTGCAGACGCTCGAAAAGCAGAACTAACAAGGGCTTGGGAAAAGAACCCGTCGTATGCTGTTCTTCAAAAAGCTAATGAACTTGCCAAGGATGCGGCTATGGCCGCATACAGGGATAAAGAATCCGTTGCGAAGAATCTCAGAAAGTCGGCTGAACGTGCTGCTACTGTTGCTGCACGCACTACCACGGTAACGGATGAAGTTCAGTTGTCTTTCCGTAAGGCTGTTATGGAGATGCGCAACAAGGAACTCCAGGCAGCTAAGGCTGCTGGAGCAGAGTTTGATACTGCTACTCCGTTCTGGTCGACAAACAAAGAAGTGAACTATACTTTGAATGGAAGAACTTATACAGTTCCTTCTGTGCAGGATATGCTTGCTGACCCGTTAAAGTATGTTCGCAAGTCAAAGAAGCGTGGTGATTTGTTCTTTGATTTAAGAAAGCCGGGTGGTGCGACAATATGGAGTGACGCTTCTGAAGAGGTTAGGGCGTCTATTGCTTTGTTTGGTTTGCAGGGTGTGCTGTTGAATGATACTGCGAAGATGTTTGATGCTGCTATTTTGAATCCTTCTTTTGCTAGGGTGAATGAAACGTACAGGGTTATGTCTCAATGGTCTGATGATTTGAAGACTCTTGGTGAGCGTGTAAAAACGGTACGTGAAGCTTTGGATGTTGAGCGTGCTGGTGCGTCTGCAGATGTTCTTGCAGCCCAAGCTGAAGTAACAGGAGCAAAGCTTGATGTGTTTGAGTTTGCTGCAGAACTTAGAGCAACTCTAGATGATTTTGACCCATCTGTTGAACTCAGTACCGCTGGTGTTTCCCATATGGAAACAACTGCTTCTGCGCTTAAGAAGCGTTCGGTTCTTCTTGAGCAGCTTACACAGAGTATGCCAAAGAAGGGTGATATTGCTGCTTTGAATTCCGCAAAGAAAGCTTCTACTCGTGAGAAGTGGATGAGAAATGTTTTGGATATCATTAACGGAAACCGTGAACTTCTTTCTAAGTTGGCCACAGTTGAGCTGTCTGATGGTGGCGAGGCTGTTATTTGGAATGCAATGCTGAACGCTTCTGCTGCTGAAACACGCTTCGCTCTTCAGCAACAGGCTGTACAGATAGCAAAATCAAATATTGATAACGCTCAAGCTGGTGTGTATGTGGATAAAGTTCTTAAGCCAGCAACGGAAGCTTTCCGTAAGGCTGTAGACGACATTCTGAAGGCAGAGGGGCGTGTAGTTTCCGATGGTTTCAACATGCCTAGCTATTCGGTGTCAAAGGAACTGAGTGACATTATGGCAAACACAAACCGCATCACCGATGCTGCTACGGTTCGTGAACTGAGCAGGTTCTTGGGTAACTACACTGGTTTCTTTAAGGCGTACGCTACTCTGAGCCCTGGTTTCCACGTTCGTAACTCCATCAGCAACACCTTCCAGTTGTTTGCTGCTGGTGCCGATGTAAAGAATATGAGTAAGGGTTTGAAGATGTGGCGTTCTCTTGGCGAGCACGTCAAGGGTGGCGGTACTTTGGATTCGTGGTTGTTGACCATCCCTGAAGAGGACCGTGTACTTGCTAAGATTGCTGGAGAAGTTACTCTTGGTTTGGGTGGCGGTAAAACCGACGATGCTTTCGCAGAGTTTATCGACTTGCGTAAGAACCTGTTGACAGACAATGCGGCAACGCGTACGTCACGCAAGTTTGGTCAAAGGGTTGAGGGGTCTGCACGGTTTATGTTGGCGTATGACTCGGCTGTTAAGGGAGGCGATTTTACTGAATCGTTTAACCGTACCCGCCGTTTCTTGGTTGACTATAATGACCCAACCATCCTTGATGATACGGTACGTAATGTTATTCCTTTCTGGACGTGGGTTAGCCGCAACCTGCCAGTTCAAATTGTTACACAGTGGACCAACCCTAGGCCGTATGTAATCTACGAACGTTTTGCTAAGAACTTCCGTGTAGAAGACGATGAGCAGATGCCGGGATATATGAAGAGTGGTGACCCAATCAAGGTTGGTGACAGTACTTATCTTTCTTTGGACTTGCCGTTTATGTCTACAGAAAGAGTAATTGAAGACTTGGGTAATCCACGCAAGATGTTAAGCATGGTTAACCCTGGTTTGCGTGTGCCTGTAGAACTTGCTGGTGGACGCCAGTTCTTTACTGGTCGAGAGTTTGATGAGAACAACAGTGGTGCAAAGTATGCGGCAACAAACTTGTTGCCAATGCTTGGACAGTTGGAACGTATTACTCGTAGTGGTGAAACATCCGACCAGTTGGGTCTGGCAAGGTATCTTGGTATCCCTCTTCGTGGGGTTACTGAACAGCAACGCAATAATGAACTGATGCGTAGACTGTATGAGATGCAGGATTTCGTTAATAAAGAAAGGGGCCAGTAATGGCTAAGTTAAAGTATCCAACAAAACGTTTGGTTGTGCCCGCTAAATTAAGCGCGGTTCCTAACGGTAAGTTGCCTGTGCGTTTGATGGGTAAGATGAAAGGTGGCGGCTTTCTGTATCGTCCTGTTGCTCAGGCGTTTAATCAGATGCACACTCACGCAAAGCGTGATGGCATCACGTTGCGCAACATTGGTTCGTACCGTTCATATCAGAGTCAGCACGCCCTGTTTATGAGCAGATACAGCCTTAAGGATGAGGGTCGTGTTCCTCAGGTGACACGCAAGTTTGATGGTCGTGTGTGGTATTTGCGTAAGGGTATGTCACCTTGTGCGACTCCTGGAGCGTCGAATCACGGCTACGGTTTGGCTGTTGATATTGATGTGCGCAATCCGAAGGTGTTGGCGTGGCTGGATGTGAACGCACCGGCGTATGGTTTTTATTTGCAGGGCAAGCCGACGTTGCCTAACGGTAAAAAGAACCCCGAGTTTGAGGCATGGCATTGGCAGAAAGTTGATGCCTGAAACGACAAAAGGCCACCCCTAAGGGTGGCCATCTGTTGGTTCTTTAAGTTTTCCTTCAGGTCCGTAACCTTCCATGTAGGTTATCTTCACTGGTCTGGGATGTGATGATGTTAATGATTTGTTTCTTGGTTTAGCAAGCCTTGGTGGTTTGCGTCTCCTTGTTACGCTTCTTCCCATTAGTCTTCCCAAATATTGATTTCGTCTTTCTTAAGTGCTACTTCCATTGTTCCCAACAGGGACATCAGGATGCTGACTCCCAGCATCCACGCTTCTTCGTCTCCGATTCGCATACCGTATCCGGCACGCACAGCGTCTTTCATATCTTCTAGGCTCATCATTACGCTCATCTCGTAGAATGTGCCGTGTGCTTCTTCGATTCGTTTGGCGTTTGATTCGATGTCTGCAATGTCTTCGGGTGGGACTAGGTTTTTAATCCATTCTGATTCTTCGCTCATTTGATACCACTATCCAGTCTTGAGGTAGTCCGTTAACTAGGATACCTGCACCAATCTCGATGTTTCTTTCACCGTAGTGTTGTGCAAGTATCCTGTACAGTTCTGCCACATCCACTGGTATGTGGAAAGCGACGGTGAACTGTGTTGAACTCATTCTGAATCTTCAGACTCCTTACGCATTGCTTCTTCGATTGATGTTGCGGCTGCAACAATCTGCTCTACCGCTAACGGTGTGAACTTGTCTTCGAGGAATGCAATGATTGAAAATATGTTTGCAACAATCCAAAACTGGTCGATGGTTGTCTTTTCTTTATTCGTGTCCGGTTGCTGTTCCATAGTCATCTCCTAAGTCTAGGTTGAAAGTATCATCCATTAGCATTAGTGCGATAACGCAGTAGCCAACGATGTCCAGTAAGGTGTCGTGTTTTGATTCGTTGTGTGGTGTTTCAATTTTGTTTAGGTTTTCCAGTCGTTCAATTTTGTCGCTGAGTCGGACGATAACACCGTAGATGCCGAAGCGGTTAATGTTGCCGTGTCCGTAGTCGTGTTGTTTCTTGCAGAGTGTGGACACCATGTATCCTGTGTCCCAGATTTCTCGGTATCGCATTGCGGCAATTGCTGTTGCCGCGATGTATTCGAATGCTTGCTGTGTGCCAGCAATCTCTTCATCTGTTCTGTACACTTCTTCTAGCGAGTCAATGTAGGAACGCATTCTGCTGATTGTTGGTGACAGTGATTGGTCGTGTTCAATACCCGACAGGTACATCACCCACTGCATTGCTGACTGCTCCCACGTGGTTGCTAAACGTACGTGCTTGCGGATTGTTGTGTCGGTCATCATTACTCCTCTTAGTTTTTCAAATGCTTGATTGCGTAAACGCCATACGTGTGTCTTGGTCATACCTAATTCGTCGGCAATCTTTTGTAAAGATTTGCCTTCGCTAATACAGGCGTTGATAATCCACAGGTCTCGTTCACCGAGTTCGTCTACGATTGCAGCGACTGCTTCTCGTAGCACCATTAAGTCTTCGTTGTTTCCTGCTGGTTCTTCAAACGGTTTAGCCATCATCAGTGCTTCGATTTCGTTGTCGGGAAGCCTGTCTGCAGTTGACCGTATGGGTTTGAATTCATTCATCGTACAGTTCGTTATACATCATATCCATCACTTGTTCTGGTTCGATAATCCATCCACGTGCTGGGTTGCTGGAACGTTTAGCAAAGTCCATCATCTTCAGATTCTTCTTGTTCTTCTTGATGTACTTCTTTAAACGCTTAACAGATATAACAGCGAATGCTCCTTCTTTGCCGTCTAGGGTGTAGACGTAAACCCACCATTGGGCTTTGGTGACGTTGATGCCTGACGGTTTCCAGACTTGGACGCCTTCTTCATCTGTTTTGCGATACGGGTTTTGCTCAACCTCGACCGCCATTCGCCCATTCCTGTATCTGTCTGTTTTAACCTCGAACGCTCCTCCGCTAAGAGAGTCAAGAAACGATTGTACGAATTTTTCTCCTTGTTGTCCATACTGTAAATCCTTTTTGAAATTGAAGTTTGATGCCGGGATGTCCCAGTCAGAATTTTTGCTCATCGTTTTGTCACCTGCAGTTTGTAAACCAGTTTGTCATCTATGTATGCAACACCGTTCAAACCGTCGAGGATTGACTTGGCGTAGTTGTCGATGTCCCCACGTAAAGGGCTTGGCTCTAGTGTATCATACTCTGTTAGCGTGACTGTGAACTTATCTTTGTACAGGCTGATGACCAGTGACACTGGCTTCTCTGCGCAGAACCCATCGTAGGCTTCTCGTACTAGGCGTTCAAACTCTAGGGTTTGGGCGGGTGTGAATACCCGCCCTCTACGCCCTAGTCTTGGTCGCTGTTTCACCTTGGGACGAAACCTGAAGGTTTGTTTGTGTTTACGCATTTCTACCGTCCCAAATGATGTTGTATGAGCGTTCTATGATTTTGATGAGTTCTTGGTCACCGTCTGAACGGAGATAGAATTTGCCCCACCTGGAATCGCCAGATTTAAGAACCGCAAAACTCTCTCCAGCTGTGCAACCTGCGTCTCTAAGTTTACACGCAAGTCGAAAGAGAGTCGAAGAACGGTCTGCTCCTTCGAGGGGTCCGTCGCGCCATATAACATATGGGATTGCTCCTGCTTTTCTGAGGATGGATTTGACGTCTGCGCTGGTTTCTTGATGGATGACGTGAACTCTTTGTGGTTCTTTCCAGAGTTGTGCGATTCCGTCCAACTGTTCGAAGGTGGCTCGCTGTTGCAGTGCTTCGGGCAGGAAGCGTTGCAGTGGTAGCGGCTCATCATTGTCGTCGAGAATGTATCTTTCATCGTATCTTCCTTCGATAGCGTTGGGGTATGGTAGGCGTACGTAGTTGCCGTAGCCTGTTCCTGCGGATTCTTGCTTTGGGTTTACTTCTTTTGCTGGGTAGTTGACCGCTTGGTGTGCGGCGAGGAATGCTCGTCGCATTGTGGCGGCTGGTATAAGCGAGTCTGCGAAAACCCAGACGTGGTATCCACGCCGTGTTTTCTCAACCCACGATTTGATGTCTTTGATTGTGAACGCCATTTGTATGTTGCGTGCACTGTCTAGGTCATCAACGTCGATGTCTGTGCATCCCCACACGGTGTACCAACTGCTTTTGTATGGCAGTAGCGGATACACGCCAATCAGTTCATCACCTTGTAGGTGTCCTAGGAATGTGTCGCTGTTGAGTGGCTTGCGTACGCATCCACCAGCCCAAGAGCCGTACACATCTCCACGCCCACGGAACAGGGTGGTGAATGAATCAAGGATGTAGGGGGTTATTGGAACTCTGATTGTGACCATTGCGCCCTCCGTAGATACTGGTCGGGTAGTTCGCCAGGCTTCAGTTCCCACAGTCGGCCTGTCTTGATGTCCAACTCGAAGTCAACATCGTCTACCAGTGTACCACCCGGACGTTTGTTCTTCAGCAAACTGAGGGTGACTGTGTATTCGTGGATACGCTGGTCATACACCAGAGACTCTAGACGTTCCTGTGCTTTCTCGCTGTGGTTGCGGTCCAGCTTTTCGCGTAGGTCGTTTATCTCTGACATAATCTCGTACTTCTTACGGCGTACACCGATGATGCTGGTGGCTTGTTGTTCACCACCGTACGCACCTGACGACATTGTTAGTTTCTTTCCTTCGGCACCACTGGAGCGTGATGTTTGGTGAAGCACCAACATTGGGATGTCGTGGCGTCTGCCGAAACCTTTCAGGTATCCTGCTTTCTCTGGCACCATTTCGCCTGCTTCGACAAGTTCTAGATAGTCCACAACCATAAGGTCAGGCTTAGACCCCCAGACGTCACAGACTTCGCCGTAGGCTCGTTCCATGTCTGCGGGTACGAGAGGTTGGTCGAATACAGCAAGGTTCGGAAAGTCTTCCTCTGCTGTTTGACGCAACAAGTCAATCGCTTCTTTGTCGTCTTCGGCTACTCGCTGTTCAAGTATGCGTGCATCAATGTTGTGGTGCATACACACAAGTTTAGTGAGTACTAATGTCTTGGGTTCGTCAGGGATAAACAACGCAACCTTCTTGTCACGGTTGTTGCGTAGTGTATGTAACAGTACCAGTGTCTTGCCACCGTGTGAGTAGCCGAGCATCATTGCTAGTTCGCCGGGTGCGATGCCTCGCATCTCGTTGTCTAGCGGTTCGATGCCGAGATACACTCGTTCTTCGGGGGACTGTGCCCACCGTACGAATGAGTGTGCGGCTTCTGTGAGTGGCACATAGTGTTTGTATTCGCGGGCTAACGACGAGATGGGAGCAGACACCTGTGTGTCTGCCCCCACTTCGTTCCATCCCGCTTGAATTTGTTCAAGCGTTAGTCGCATTATGCTCCCTTAGGTGGCCAGTATGCTTTTTCTTTGTCGTTCACAGCCTTGAACCAAGGACGCTTCGGATTTGCAGCGAGGTCGCCACGGTTGTCGTACACTTCTGTGACGCCATCCTTTTGACACGCTGTAATCAGCCACGCAGGGATTGGGCCTTGCTGGTCGTTCTTGATTCGAACAGTGAAGTCTGCAGATGTTGCTGTTGGGAATGCAGCCTGCACAATCTGTTCAGCGGTTGGTGTTGCGCCGTTGTAGATTGCACTGAGCAACAGTTCGGTAACTGCTTCAAAGTTGTCGGCAAACAAACCAATGTCTGCCTTGTTGCAAGTAAGTTCACTTGCAATTTTTGCAGCGACCTGTGTGATGATTGACTTATCCTTATCCATTGCTAACCTCCAATGGGTTGTTGTCGTTGTCACTGATGCGTGACCCCTTACAGATTGACCAGTACGGGCACCACTTCTCTGAGCAGAGACCGTGTTGGTCGTTTGCAATCCAAGGGGTTTCTAACCCCAAGGATGTACACGATTGCACAACCGACTGGACTTGGTGTTTGAACCAGTCGATGTGTGCTTCCGTTCGCACAACAGGAACGATTTGGCCTGCACTGTTTTTAGTGCGGGTCATCACGCCATAGTTGAAGCGTACAGGAAATTCTTTTGACCATCCGTTCTCAACACACGCTAATGCGTATGCCGATGCTTGAATGGCTTGTCGTTGTTTCTCGCCTTGTGAATACTTGCGAGCCGCTGTCTTCCAATCCCAGATTACACCGTTGGGGTCGATGTAGTCGATAGTGCCACCCAGCCACACAGAAGGCTGTGCGTCGAATGGTAGGGATGTGTCTTCGGGTAGGTCGTATAGTTTGACGCCGAACTTCTGTTCACACTTGCCACCTTTGACAACGCTGGGTGCGATGTCTCTAATGAATGTGCCGTACAGCAACTCGGTGTACATAAACATTTCGTCGGTTCCACTTGTCGAGTTGATTCGGAACGGTTCGGTCTCGATAAGTTCCTTCAGTGTTTCCACCGCTACCTTCTTACCGTCACCTTCGTTCGTCAGGTAATCTTCGATACCGGCGTGAACGGCGGTGCCGATGTGTGTAGCATCTGAACCTGTGCGCCACTCTGGCATTATGACACCGAGCCGTGAACGCTCGGGGCAAATCATTATGTCATTCAGCCACGACTGGCGTACCCAAATCTTTCCATCTTCTGCTAATCTCACAGAACTCCTTTTGCTTTTAGTCGGTCTTTCAACTTGGTCACATACGACCTGTCTATCGTGTAGTCGAACTCTTGAATGAGTTCATTTCTCAGGGCTGTAGGCTTGATACCTCTGCGGATACCGTTGACTAGGTACTCGTATACTTCGTCGGGCATTCTGCGTTTGAAGTTCCAACCGTTCGGTGGTTCTATCTTGCGTTTGTCAATACTCATTTCTGCTTCAAGTTCTGCGTAGTGCTGTCGCAATCCTGTGGTGGCTTTTTCGTAAATCTGAAACCAGTGTTCGATTGTGCCGTTCCACTTACCGTAGTATGCGATTGCTTCTCCGTTGGGGTATTCGTGTGGTATTGCCAGATAACTATCGGGTGTCTTGTCTGTGATGACAACATCACACAAGCACAACTCGTCGTGTTCTAGAATACCACAGCCTTCGGGGGTCTTTGTCACATCTCTCCTTTGTGTCTGCTAGTACTGGTGCGCCACGCCACCTGTGTGGCGTTGCGCTTCGGGTCCTTCCCCCACCCCCTGTAGTCCCCCTCCCCCGTGGTCGGTAGGTTATCAAAGGGGGTTTCAACCTTTGTCACTTTTTGACCATCTTGTAGACTTTGCCGTTGTGGTTGTAGCAGGTTGGTGGTTCGGATAGTTCTATTTCCGTCTTGAATGCGTTGCCACATTTAGGACAAACCCAAACTTTCCATTTCGTCTGTTTCTCCGTCATCTAGTTTCACCTCCTTGAGGTAGTTGTCGATTGCTGTCCATAGCCCGTCTAGGGCGTCACATTTCTCTGCGTAGTCCGGCATCTCGTATGCTTCGAGCAGGTCGCTCATTTCGTGCATCACAATGCTGGCGTGCTTTATCATCTCGTCAATGAGTGGTCGTAGGTCTTTCATTTTTGTTTCTCCTTTTTGGTAGATTGTTTCTCCCCGTTTCATTTGGGGTGTCAGGTCGTCATACTTCACTAGGGCTAGCCCGCCGTGTAGTTTCTTGATTAGTAGTTCCATTGCCGAGAATGTTCCTGCGTTTATCACAAGGTCATCTCCATAGTCTACTACATACCATTGTTCACTCATTTGTTTCTCCACGCTGTCCAAGGGTTGGGTACGGTTGGTTCTAGATAGTCGTTGTTGCGGATACAGCCCCAGCCATTGAAGCCAACAGGTTGCTGTGTGGCTCCAGAAGCGTTCTGATAGCCTCTCAGGGCGATACGGTTGGCTACCACCACCTGTTCGGCTCGGGTCGCTCTGTCGGGCGTTGGTGCGAACTCCTCGCCACCAAATCCCCTCCAAGTAGCAAGGTAGATACCGAGTCCTCCAGCCCATTGACCACCATTACGCCAATCTTGCGCAGTTTCACATTGAGCAACCTTATCCCAATAGTGGTCTGTCGGTACTTCCAGCGTAGCAAGCCATTCGAGCGGCCATTCATTTGGTTCAGGTATTGTGGTCGTGACAGTAGTTGTCGTTGATGTCGTGGCAGTAATGTCAAGTAGCGAGAAAACATCTGTGTCCTTCGTTGTTGTGGTTGTTGACTGTGGGATGTGTGGTACTCTGTTGTTGGTCGAGGCGCAAGCCCCGACCATCAAACAGCACATTGCAATAATCAGGCGTATCAAACGATGCCTCCTTGTAAACCATCATACATTACGGCACTGAGTTTCTGTGACGCAGACACAAGTTGCTTCAGGTCTGCTTCCACATCAGAGTGGTATTGTGTTGAAGACATACGCTCGAGTTTGCGCGTCAACTGGTCGCAACCAATGTTTAGCGACTTGATGACAGCACGCAACTCTGCGTAGGTGAATGTGACTTGGTATTGTGCGTTCATTGTGTACTCCACTGTGTTGTTCGTTGACTGGGATTTCATTGGGTTTTTAGAAAGGTTCGGCATTGATTTCACCGTTCGGCATTGAGTTCACTTCTACTGAACTCGTGGTTGAGTGGTAAACCGTCTTCGTACAGTCCGTCAAGAATTTCAATCATTGACTTCTGACATTCACGACGCAGTTGAATCATAGGTATTGAACGCACTTCACGCAACGCTCTCCTAGCAATCACATTAGCGGTGCTAGACGGAACACTAGGCATATGAGTGCGGTCCGTATCTTCGTTCACACGGTTCATAGACAGATGTCGTGAACGCTCAAACAGTTCTGGATTGTCGCTCTTGTCAATTGAACGATAGTCGTTGTTGACGGCGCGTGCGATGTTATCTACGCTAGCGATGTAGCCGGCAAGCACAACATTAGGTGTGTGGCGTGATTCGCTAGCAATAGACATACCCGAGTCTAGAACTTGAGACCAAGTTACACGACCCACTGAATGTGAGCCGTGTTCTGTACCGTTGGCGATACCAGCGATAACATCGGCACTCGCATTTACTGATGCGTCTGCGTTTACACCATAGATGGAGTTGCGCATTGTGTTACATACACGACTGAGAAAGTCGCTGGCGTTGTAGACATCGGTTCCTGCGATGTCGTAGCGGATGTGAATGGTGACGATGGCTTCGTACTTTGTTGTCATTAGATTACTCCTGTTGTGTTGTAGTTGATTAGAAGAAGTCGATTGGTGAATCGTAGTCACGGATAGAGTGCGCACCCTGTGAAACTAAGTCAGACTGTGGCGGGTAGCACGAGCACAGCATTCTGTCCTCAAAGCAGAACCAGCAGGTGTCACATTGTGGACACAAGTCGGCGTGGTCAATGTTGGACTCGTTGAATGTATGTGTGTAACCACAGGTCGCACAAATCCACAACTCCTCCCACACAGTCTCGCCGTTCCTGTCTTCGTATGAACAGTCAATCACATACGGACTATCGGTTGGGTCGTCATAGTCTGTGTCAGATGGAGTGTACACCCCCTGAGATGTCTTAGACCAGCCAGTAGTGTACATACCGCCACCAGAGTATGAGTAGCGTTCGTACTTGTATGAGTTGTTAGACCACCACACACCGTTGCTGTCCCAATGACCGTCACCTTCGTTGATGATAGTGAAGTCGTTCTGAACATCAGGGTTGGCAGACAAGAACACAAGTTTAGAACCACTAGCAAACTTCGCTAGTTTCTTACGCATCTTCTTGCTGTTGAGAGTGGAAGCACCACCCCACGCAGGAAACATCTCTTCCGCAAAGATGCGAGTATCTGACTTGCCGTTCTTAGCGTCAATAGGCAACATACCGTTGTGTGCTACAACAGTTAGTTCGTCCTTGCCAACTTGAAACGGGTGACAGTTCTCCACAGTTGTACCACCGTGTGTTGTGATACGAGAGTGAAACAACGCAGGACCTTGATACTTGTCACGCAACGATAGAAACTCGTCGGCAATCTGAATAAACTTCAGACCAGAGTTGTGAATAATGTTGCGACCAGTATGAATGGCGTAACCGAAACCGTCAGGATTATTGACAGCACCAGTAGCCAACAAGTCAATGTCAGGTTGGGTGTATTCAGGAATGAAAGTAAGTAGACACATTGTTATTAGACTCCCTTTGAATCTGCGTATGTATTGAAGTGTGTAAATCCGTTGCGTGTTGTCCACTCACGGAAACGCTCCCAATCGTGGGCGCGCTTGATAGAAACATTGTTGCGTGTCTCTTGTGCGTACTGCGCTACAGCGTGTACCGCTTCCAGACGAGCAACGAATGAACTCGGGCGTAGCGTACCCTTGAAGAAACGCAACTCAATAGTGTTGCGGTTCTGAAGGTTGAGTGCTACATAACGGTCGCTGTTGCTGTAATGATTACGGTTGGCGAAGTGCTTCGTGTATGACAACAGTTGTGACTGCTCATACTCGCTCCAACTTGCGTATGTTGATTCGCTACGACCAGCAATCTTCTTCCACTGCTCGGCATTGGAATAGAACATTGACATAAAGCGATACATAGTTGTTGGGTTGTTCGCAAAGAACGACTTGTTGATGTGAATGTGTAAACCACAAGTGCGTGTCTGCGCAGAACGCATACCTACAGATGACAGTTCACGCAAACGCTCCCACGGGAATGTGTCACGCACAATGTCAAGCGACATAGGGTGAGACACCATCTCAAAGCCGTTGCTAAGAGAACCGTCTTCCTTGAAGTAGCACCAATCCTTGAAGATGTTGTTTGCAAGTTCTACGCCTTCATAGCGTTCACAGTTCACCGCTTCCATCTCCAACTCAAAGCCAGTCACACTTGTGTTAGCCGGCGCAACACTTGAGTAGCGTGGCACACCGTTGCGTAGATAACCGAACACAGGGTCAGGTCGGAACGAGTACGACTGGATAAGGCTGTTGCTTCTTTCGTCGTCGTCGCAACCGTCTGGACAAGACGAGTAATGTTCGCTGTGATAGTGAGACTCACAGGATTCACAGAAACTATAGTTGTTCTCGTAGCACCTTTCACATACATAGAAGTCGCTGTTGATGGAATAAGCATTGTCGTAGTGAATAGTGCTTGAACAGTCTTCGCAACTTGTTGAGTTGTCTTCGCACGGTTCACACAAGTGAATTGTGCGCCAAGTTGTTCGTCCACGAACTTCGCATTCGGTCATTGACTCACGCTCAACTTCGTCTTGACACCAGTCGCACTGGTGCATTTCTGGAGTGTCGGGAACTTCGTCGTTGACTGGGTTTTCATTGGGGTTTTGGTCAGTAGTCATTACTGTCTCCTATTTGGTTTGTTGTTTGTTTGTGGATAGAACTCGGAACGGTGTTCCGAGTTTCAAGACCGAAGGTTGCCGTTGTAATCAACAATGTTCCGGTCAAGAATTGGTGTAATAAGCCAACGCATACCGAGATTGTTCTCTCGTTCATACACTGGCAAGTCAATGTCATCAACATAAGTCACGCATTGGAACTCTTCGTCGGTGGTACTGACGCATTGCCAATACAGGATTGCGTCGTTCTGTCGTGCACGATACACAACACGGTCAATGTTGTTGTCTGGTTTCATTTGGTTTCTCCTTGTGTGGTTGGGCGTGTGTAGCCAAAGTCAATCTGTTTATTTCGCAGTGCCGTAGCAATAACCGCTAAATCTTGGATTGTTTGTTCCAGTCTGTTTCGTACAGACACAGGTAAATGAATGTTTATGCTTGTGTAGAACTCGTCATACATAGCAACAGAGCGAGAGAAAGATACTTCCCCATCTTGCTTGATTATGGAATTGAGAAACTCGTATGCGTTCATAACGCCGTTAGTTCCGTCAAACCAAATACGCTCAAGCCTGAGATACTGGTTCTCCTTGTCGTATTCATTGGGCATTGAGTCAATGTCGTAGTAGGTGGTCATTTGTGTTTCTTTCTGTTAGTAGTTGTCGTCGTCGTCAAATGTGAATAGGTCGTCGTCGTGAATGAAATCACGAAAAGTCACAGAGTTCTCATAGCGTGTACATTTGTCAATGTCCAGCCTGTCAATGGCGTTCTCCAACCAATAAATCGCAAGCCTACGCAAACGAAACTTGATAGGAAGCAAACGCAACCGTAGTTCTGTTCTCTTATTCATTGTTTTTCCTTGTCATTTCTTGTCTGTATAGAAATTTCTGCTTGGCAATGTCACTTGTCGCGTTATTGAAATCCAAAAAGTGTTCACCTTCCAAATAAAGTACGACGGTATCGCCAGCGATTATCATACATTCGTGAATGTTTTCATTCCAAACAAAACCTTTCTCATCCAAAACGAATGACTCAACAACGGTAAAATTACCGTGTTTACTAATGAACTTCTTGATTTCCATTTTGTTTTTTCTTTCTGTTAGAACTCGGAAACGCTTCCGAGTTTGATTGCTTTCTTCTCAAATGCGATACGACTATCCCACATTGAGACAGAACCCTTGAGATAACGCAACGCAACGATTGTGTCCTGAACATCACTAATAGAACCGTGGTCAATAAGTTCTGCTAGTTCACGCTCCCTAGCAGCAATGCGTTCCAACGCAAAGTTGCGTCGCTCAACCATCGCTAGTATGCGCCCTGTTATTTCTTGTTTTTCCATTATTTGTTTTCCTTTTCTATTGAAAGTCATCATCATCATCATTGATGTTGGCGAATACATCT